CAGGAACTGATGACGAGCCCGCAAATTGCGCATCTGAGTGCATACGACCCATAGTATCTGTCATACCGTAAGAAGCAGGACCGAGCATCCCTGTAACCAGCTTAATTAACTATAAATCAAATCTATAGTGGCAATAGATAAACTCCGTGTAAATAAATAAAAGAACTAATTATAAAAATGGGCTGCATTATGGTCAAATTCCCAATGCAATTCCGTTTGTAAGAGAAATCCATATTTGGATTAAGACCGTGTTCTGATTTGAGTGTCGATAAAGTATAAATCACCGTCAATGCCATAAAGTACATTGTTAGGAACTACATCAAACACTTCATATTCTGAATTATGATATTCGTCGTAATAGTCCATTTCAAAGCCTAATGCTTTCATATAGGTAGCTATTTCATCTTCTGTAGCTTCTCGTTCAGCCAAAATGTAAGGTTGTATAAGAACTGCACAGAATTCTTGTTGGCTATTATAGGCGAAACCTATCATCTGATAAGGTACGTTACCAAATAATTTGTTGTGTGCATTTATGCGGATGAAGAAATTCTCCAAATCATCACCTGCGTATTCAAAATTATTCAGTTTAATAACGATATTATCTTTATTTCCTGTATAGACTTCGTTTTCTCCACCTTTACTAAGAAATTCAACATTTAGTTCAGAAAGAGAAATCCATAAATTGTTGGATTTGGCGAAGTCAATCAGCTCTTTTGTTTGCCCTCTCTTATAGCTCTCTGTTGGTTCAAGCGTTCCTGCTGTTTCCTTTTTTCTTCTAGCGATATAGGCTGCTTGCTCCAAGATGCTATTGATTGGCGAGTGCGTTCTATCCATTCTTTGTGAAATTCATTTATATATTCCATAAATCTTATGTTTATGAGTTCAAAACAAAGATAGTTATTCCTTTTTTAACTTCCATGATTGGTACGACATTTTATTTCTTGGGGTTTATAATCTGGATATTTCCTTAAAATGTAGTAGCTCTATAAAAGAAAAACAGCATAAGAGTTTTTAGTCTCAAATGCTGTTCTTTTATTAATGATGCTGTCTTTTCATATTTATTGTAGCTTAGAGGTGTTAAAGCAATAGATTACATCATTTTGTTTATCCGAACATTCGAAAGTGTAATCATCTTGGAAGGCTGCTACTCTTATTGGCAATGGGATTCCTAATTGCTTATTTCCAACGGCTATAACAGAAGCTACACTATTGCTGTATATAGCAATTGTTAAGGTCACTTGATTTGTGTATTTAAGATATTGATTAGGAAAGATACCTGAAATTCTTGCGACTTTGGCGGTTACAGTAAATGTGCTGATTATTTTAATTTCGTCTTGAGGTATTGTAGCCTCTTCTTTGTATATTGTTTTGTTATTATTGTAACAATATCCATTAGTGCATAGTGTGAACAACAGAAAAGCAGCTAAGAAGTTTAATATTTTCATTGTAGATGATTTAGTTTAAAATGTGTTTATTTTTTTGCTGTAATTATAATGCTTTTATTGGTCATCAGCCAGTAATTTTCGTTTAATCCTTCCCAACCTTGGGACGGTTCAGATTTAGCTTTCTCATATTTTTTAAAGATAGTGAGGTCTACATCTAATTCAACTTGTGCATTGATGTTAATTGTAATGCTATTATTAAATGTTTTTTCATCGATAATGGCATCTATTCCATCACCAGAATATTTCCCATTCCCTTTATAATCAAGGATGAACTCTTTGTTATTGCTGGCATCAAGAATCTCAAGTCTGATAGATTTATCGTAATATGTAACTCTTATTTTTTGTCCTAATCTTTTTAGTCTATATTTTTCTAAGTCCTGTTTGTTGCAAATAGGAGTTCCATAATCATAATTCATGTACAATGGTTTAAAAATATTATTCTTAAATTGTACATCTGTTATTTTAAACTCGTCTTTATCACTCTTACATCCATAAGAGCATAAAGTCAAGATTATCATTATTATATGTATTATTGATTTCATTATAGATTGGGTTTTAATCTTTTGTACTATTTATGATAAGAAATATAATAAGTCCCCCAACAAAGAATCCTGTGACAAAAACTGAAAATATATCCATTAATTCAATTTTATGATGATATGTAAGCCTAACCCAACATTTGCATTATATCTGATGTCTAAACCATTTGCAGAGAATCCCTCAAATAGTTCATCAAGTACGATTTTTGTTCCTGTCTTAAACCATTGATTGACAAACATTGTGGTATATGGATTATTAGGAGTATTCCACTCTATCCCTCCAACATATCTCATGAATGAATCTTCAAACCAAATATCAAATTCATTAGTTTGTTCATTGAAATATAAATATGAGTTATCCAGTCCTTTACTTAAAGTAATGCGTAGGTTCTCTACATCAAACCAAATGTTTGTGTCATTACGAAATAGTTTTAATACTCGAATTGTCATAATTCTAAGTACTTCTTCTGGCATTAAAGGTAAGGGACAAAGAGGAAATGGTCTATCTTTATCTATTTTACGATAGGTTTTTGCTTCTCGTTCCATATAGATAATTTCCTTGGCTTCATCGTCTGGAACATATCTAAAGATTAAAATATTTTCCAGAAAACATATTGAGTTAAGTGATTGAACTTGCCAATCTTTTAGTGGACTATTATAAACGTCCATATCAATATTAGACAATATTTCATTAATGTTGATGTCATCAGTTCTAAATCCAGCTTCATTAAAAGCCAAAATCCAATCGCTGTTATCGTTATAGGTGGACTTATTAGATTCTTTTATTAATAATGACAGCAGTTTAAGGATGGAGATTCTATCCTCTCTATCTAAGACTTGAAATAGCTCTTTCATTGCAATAAATATTATGCGCTCACCTGTCCCCTTGAATAAGCAATAAATAAAAAAGGTGTGAGGACACTATATTGCTTTATTCTACATTCAGGTCTTCGCACTACCTCTAGCATGAATAAAACAATAGCCCCACACCAAGCAGTATATAGAAACCTTATAAACATAAGGTAGGTATATATCAAGTATGGGTGCTATTGCTACCATCTTCATGCTAGTTTTCAAAGTTGCGAAGTTTGAATGTAGAAGATAATTTCAATAACACCTTTCGTTAATTATGTCCTTTCAGCTTGCTAACACTATAACTCACTGGAATTGTTGCAAAGTTAGCGAAAGGTTTTAAATAATTCTATACGATGTAGGGATAAATAGTAAATCTTCTGCTATCAAACATTATTCGTCTTTATCCCAACATATCTTTGGCTATTTACAAACAGTTATCTCCAGTATGGATTATAAGAGTTAAGTTGGCTTTAAAGTCTAAAAACTTATGGATTTGACCTATTACTATAAGGCTGAAATGCCAAACACAAATAATCGGACTTTAGGTATATCTGGAGTTTAAAATTTAGGTAGGACAAACTTTGATTGGGGTATATAAAGCTAACCTTGTTCTTTATTTGTCCTACCTGTTATTTAGAAACTCAATGATTCATAAGTCTGCAAGATTTCTTCCTGTCTTAATCCTAAGTATCTTTTAGTAATGGCAACAGAACTATGATTGAACAGTTCCATCAGCTTTACTAAAGCAAGTTCTGAATTATCACAGTTCATATTATAGACCTGTCTACCAAAAGTCTTTCTAAGTGAATGACAGGAAAAGTTCTTAATCTTTAGCTTGTATTTCTTCTTCACTTCTTTAAGAATGATATTTATTCTCTGGACTGAAAAGACTGTACCTTTCTGACTTACTAAGATGGGTGCATTGATTCCAACTGGTTTTATATGTTCGTAACATTCTCTGATATGTTCCTGTAGCTGGGGATTCAGTCTTATGGTTCTTACCTTACCTGTCTTTTTCTCAATTACAGTAAATTCGTCTGTATCTATTATCTGCTTCCATCTTAAAGCCAGAATATCAGAAATTCTTAATCCTGTGAAACAACCTAAAGCTATAAGAAGTGATATTTTATAATTATCATCTTTTGCCAGTTTCCTAATAAGATTCATTGCATCTGACCAAACAAGATAGTCTGCTGTTGTGCTTGAATATTTAAGTGACATAATGTTCTGTTTTATAAGTAAATGAATAAAAGTGGATATTAATTTTGAGTTGGATTTACTAACTCCTTGATTTATAAGGAAACATTCACTAATTATCAAAGTGAATATTATAAAGTAAGGACACTCAACTAAAATATTGAGTGCCCTTGTTTATGCTACAGCATTCCTTCATCTGCAAAACTGTAGTATTCTGTATCTGAAAGGATGATATGGTCTAAGATTTTTATCCGCATAAACTGTGCTGCATCCCTTACCTGTTTAGTAATATCCATATCCTGCCTGCTTGGTTTCAGATTACCGCTTGGGTGATTGTGTGCCAGAATTAAAGCTACAGAATTGGTAAGTAATGCAGCTTGCATAATTAATCTGACATCAGCACAGGTTTCTGTGATTCCTCCCTCTGAAATAAGAGTATATCCTAAAATCTGGTTGGCTTGATTTAGGAACAGGACTTTGAAATATTCCTTGTAGCATATAGTTCCTTTCTTATATGTGGAAAGCATATATTTATAAGCATCCTCTGAACAGGTTACTTTTTGCTGATTCTTGAATTTGGGTTTATAAGATAGCTTCACTTCTCCTACTTTATAATCTATATTCATAATTGTAAGTTTTAGGTATTGGTAGAAATAAAAAAAGGACAACTAACTAATAGCTGCCCTTTTCTCTCTCAATCAATAATTCACTTAGCCCAAAAACCAAGCGTATTCACTATCTCCTAATTTGCACGTTGAATGCCCTGTACAAACTCTGTGCAGTTAAGATTCCTCTCTAAGAAGTTATCTATGTAGCTTGACTTCACACTACCATTAAGCAAATTGAGCAATTGCCAACCAGTAATGCTGTCTCCTGTACTTTTAAAGTTTGCATCAGAAACAAATGCCCTGCAAGCTGCATTAATCTGACTGTCCCCCAACAATAGACGAGGTAAACGTTTTTGTTGGTTAGGTGTAAGAGCTTGATATAATCTCATCCTGCCTATTATCTGACAAAATTCGCTTGTGGTGATTGACATCTGTCCAAGCGTTCTTAACAGGTGCAGGTCTTTGGATGGGTTGTAAGCATGGAAGAGATTCAATGCAGCTGCATATAGTTCCTGTACATTTAAGACTTCTATCTTGTCCTGCAAGCCATCAGTAGTAAGCATTAAATTAGAGCACACACGATTACGAAATCCTATGAAAATTTTAAACCTTTCCACAGATTTCTTACTGTACAAGTTAATCTCGTTATATGCTCTCACTCCACCAATAGATAAAGCCAAACGATTACCGTATTCATCATGTACGATAGATGGAATTTCAAAACAGAAACACATTCTCTGATAGAACAAAGTTTTCTCTTCGTCTGTCAGTTCTGAAGCTTTCTTACCTAATGCACTTGGTATTCTACCATTGATAGGGTGTGAGATTCTAATCTCTGGTATATCAAACTGCTCTCCATGAAAATAATCCTTGGCTGCATCCACTACTGCACCTATAAAAGATTGGTGACTTATGGTTTCCTCCATTGATGCAAAACTTGGGATGATGCAGTCTTTGGTGAGATGCTGTAAGGTTACTTCCTGTGTGTTGGCTTCAATGAAATGGTTTACTCTCTTGGGTGTTGTAACTTCTTCTATAATAATAGCTTCTTCTGCAAACTCACCCATGTTTAATGATTCTTTACGCTGTGCCATAGCTGGCATAATTACTAAATTTCCCATAATGTAATTGAATTAAATGATTATTGATTGAATTGATTAAACAAGAACAAGCCTAAAACACAAATGAATTTCTTCGTTTGCATCTTAGGCTATTCTTGTGCTTTTCCCTAAAGAGACTTTATTTGAAGTGAGGAGCTTAGTAAATTATTCCATTAACAATGGTAATAGTGCATCGTGCCAGTTTTCTTATTAATAAGCATTCTTTTTTTAGTCAGCCACCAAAGAAAGTTTTTAAAGTATTCTTTTTTCTTAAAGTTACCATGAGGGGGAGTAAAATAGTGGTATGGTATCTCGTATATAACTCTTTATATATAGAAACAGGATTTGAGTTTGATTTATAAAATAATATCTTGAAGTTCTTCATTGTCTTTTATATCTTGCTTCGTGCCAACTAATCCACTTTCCAATGATTTCATAAAAGCGTGCATGTTTTGGATTCCTTCAAATAGTTTCTCTTTGCACTTCTTATAAATCATGCATTCTCTTGAAATTGGATTCCCTCTGCTTTCATTATAAGCTATCATGTGCTCAAAGCGAGCTTTAACTTCTTCCACATATTTATCTTTGGGTTGGTCTAAAATGAGACCTTTGGCTTTTAATATGGTTGAATCACCAACTTCGTCTAATAAGTCCAGTTCTATTAGCTGGTCTATATATTTATTAATGGTATCATGCCCCATGTGAATTAGTTTTTCCAGTTTTCTCATGGGTAAAATAATGGTATGGCTATGTGGTTCTGCTGCACTGAACAGTTTAAGAATGAATCCTCTAAGTTTCAAATCCAATGTATCATTATATGAATCGTAAAACTCCCTGCTGATTCTTCTGTAATTTCCATAAGTAACTGGAGAAAAGATATAATCAGTCCAAGTTCTGTCCTTTTTGCCACTGTTCTTTTCTTGTATGGTAACTTCTCCTGTATCTCTTAACTTGTCATTGAATGATTTGGTTTTCCTGTTACCTTTATAGTTGAATTTTGATTCATCAACAAATGATGCAAGCTCCTCTATGGTAGTATCAGTTGTTAGTGTGCTTTTATCTGCTATTAATAGTAACACATAGGTTCTGTAAACATCTGCACAACCAAGTTTCTGAATAAGAGTATTATTTATTACGGTGTATTCTTTGAATGGTAGTTTCGTCATAAGGCAATCGCTCAATATGGTTAATAAGAATGATTTGGTTGGTCTTTAATAGAAATCTCATTTTAGAAGAACTTAATCTGTTGATTTTCCTTAGTTCGCTTAGCTTGTCATATATATGCTTGTTGTAAATCCACATATCATTGTTTTTTATAAATCCCCAATATCCAAATTACCATTGCAATGCTCGTAAGAGGATTGCATGCTCTAATAGGAGTGTAGTAGTAGGAATGTAGAGAGGGGGTGATTAAGCACACGGTAAAAAGGGAATAAGCACACCCAATAAATTAGACAAAATCAATCTCTGTACTTTAAATCTTATCTTTTCAGTAAGCCAGTTTTTGCAATGAGATATAATAGGTAGTAACCTTTCCATTTTTCTTTCTCCTTATTTTTAGATAGTTATTAATATTAGCCCATAATCCTATATGAACCCTGTTATCTTTTACTCCTTGTCTTAGTGCTTTTTCTCTGATTTGCTCATAAGTAAATTCTTGCATTTTAGAAATATTGAATGATTTGTAAATAGGGAATCTTGGTAGTGGAATTATCTGTTTGAAGTTGTATAAAGATAGTTACTTTATAGGTGGGGAACTAATCATAAGTTCACTACTTATAAAAGATAGGTTTAACGGTATTTCAGATAATTCTGTAAGGGTAGGACAAAAGTGTAATGGGGTATAAAAAGAAGAACTTTATTTGTTTTTGTCCTACCTGTAATTATAATAGTTCTGCTCTGAGGAAATAACCTCGTTCCCGTTTTTTCCCGATTCTGCATGGAACTGTATCGAAGTAATGATTAATGGTTTCCCCACGGATGCTTTTATGAGGATGGATATTCAACATTTCAAAGATTCGGGTCAGTTCAGAAACTATCTGTGAGCATTTGTATTTGTAGCCAGTCTTGAAACTGTTCTTTATCAGTTTGACTGTTGTATTGCCCTGCATCCGTTTTAGAATAATAGCTTCGTTCATGCGTTTTTGGGAATAATCCATTTCCATGATTGAATCCAAGCCTAAAAGTTCGTATGCTTCTATCAATAAGGAATCAACTTTTCTCATTTCGTTTATAAAGTCCAAATCAAATTCAGATAGCGGTTCTTTCAGTTCGGATAGTATGGCTACCATTTTCTTGCGTTTTTCTTTGACTGTCATTTTAGAGCCTTGAAGTAATAGTTGGCTAAAGTCCTTAAACTGATAGATATATCCTGTACAGGATGGGCGGAACATGTAACAGGCATAATATAGAGATATGATTCTGTCACTGTCATGGTAACTGCCTGTTACCAGCTTGTCATTGGTATCATTGTCAATGGCAAAATAGTTTTTCTTTCCATCTGGATAAAGCATCCTGTTGAATGGAAGTGAACGCATGGCTTCTCCGAAAGCATTCCTTTCTGTTTCGGATGCTGCACTGTTATATAATGTTCGGATTGTATTGTATGCGTGTTCCTGTGCAAACTGGTGTATTCTAATTTCTTCCGTAGTCATTATTGGTAGATTATTGTCTGTTGTATAAATATGTGTAAGTGTAGATAATCCGTTACGGAAACGACCTGCAATCTGTACACAATCCGTATTAATATCAAGTATGGTATATGGTGATGCCTTTATATCAGTAAGCATTACAACATGTGGGGTATAATCCACTTCCAAGTCAAAAGCATTATAAAACCTGCTTGTGAAGAAATTGAACTTTCTCATTCTGTCAGATTTCCATTCATCATAGGCATTGTTGAATTCAAGTTCGTTCTTTAGCTTCTGTACACTTTTAGGTGCACAGAATATGGAGGATTCGTTCTGGATTCCCAACTCTTTTATTAATGAATGGCTATAGTCAACCAGATTAATAAAGAAACATATTGGGGAATCATTATGTTGCTCCAGATAATCTTGGATGCTTTGCAGTGTATTGTTGGTATGAATTAATGTAATATCCTGTTTGTAGTTATAGTCAGCATCAATAGTGACAGTTCTGAAACCTTGTTCTTTGAAACGAGGGTCTGAAAATGCAATCGGTGTTGCCGAAACCAGAGCTTTCTGTTTAAAAAGGAAAAAATCATTTATCGGCAGAACTATGTTATCTCTATAATCCACATCTTTTACTAACAGGTGGGATTCATCCATCAAGCAAAAGAAATGGGAATAAAGGTCTATTCCAACATTATTTGCAGCCTGTTTGATTTTGGGAAAGCTTTCTGGAGTAGTCATAAGTTTATGGTATTTGTATGGCTCTTGCAGGTAATCGGTTATTTTATCGACTGAAACACCTTCGTAAACTCCGAACAGTTTAAAGTCTTTGTCTGATTTTGCACATTTACCTTGAATGACAGGAACATTAGGCTCTATCAGTATAGAAGGTCTGGGAGAATGGATTTCCAGATAGGTAGCTCCAATGCCAGGAAATTTTTTGGCAAGATTAATGTTTGATTCTATTTGTGGCATTATATCGGATAGCTTCTGTCCTTTACTGATAATGTAGTGATTCATATATTGTTGGAGTTTAGATATCCTACGATAGGGTCTGTCAGTCTGATTCTGAAATAGATTTTCCCGAATTTGAAAACAGCTATAAGGTTTATGTATGGTTGGGTTTCTCTTAGAAAAGGAATCCTGTAGATTTTATGTTTCTTGTCAACTAATGCTTTAAGGACTGTAGTCTGGAAATCGGGTAATGATTCTTCCTGTAATGGAAAGACTTTGAAATCATCTGGATTTCCTGTTTCCAGATAATTTATAATCCAGTTCCAAGATGCTGTATTTAGCATGTATTTTAACCTTGACATATCTGAGTTGCTTATCCAAGCACAAGGAGTATCATCAACTCGGATTGACAGATTTTTCTTTTGTTCCATTAGTTGTTTTACTTGATGATGGGCTGATTCATTATCGTATGCTGGGGGTAGTATAATGTTCATGCTATTATGTATTGATAAAAGGAGAGAGGTTTTACCCTCCCTCCAAAATTTGATTCGATTATGCAGTAAGAGCCTTGTTCAATAGTTCTTCAATGTGTTCATCCCTTTTAAGGTAGAAATGTATATCATAATGGAATCCGATAGAGAAAACAGCATGAAGAAATCTGTCACCGTTTGAGCTTATGAAATCATCTTCAATCTTTAAGTGATATGAGGATTCCATGAATTTTTCAAACATTTCCAGTTCAAAATTTGTCGAGGTTTCTTCTATTGTGTTGTTACCTTCCGTTTGGAATGCATGGATTGGTTTCAAGTTACTGCCCATTGCTGAAATGACCGCATTGATAAGTTCACCGTTTGCAATGGTTGTAAGTTCCTCTTTTATCAATCTGCCTTTCTTATCTCTGTAAGTTAATATAACTGTAATGGCAGGCATATTGTTGAGTGTCTTGAATCGTAAACGGATTTCTGTTGGAATTCTTAGCATACCGTTTAAGAATCTGGTTACAAATACTGTATCAATAGTGTTATTTACTAAGACTTGGTTCTCAGCTATGCTCTGTTGTAAAATTTGGATATTCATCTTTTTATAGTTTAAAGTATTAATAATTCATGTAATCTGTAACTTGGCGCCTTATCGTTATTGATTACGTTGCAAAGGTGAGAACTTTTGAGAAGATTAAAAGAGAGAAAAAAAATCCTGCTTTCATGTACCCTTTTAATGAGATGAAGCAGGACTGTATTGGTTATCAGTTTATTATTAGAAGTATATGCTGTTTATAGTATCAATCTTTTTGTCTTTATATTGCTTGATGTAGCCTTTTAAAGTAAATTCGTCCTCTGAAAAATTCTTGTTCTTAGATAGTTTGGTGAAGTAGATAAGTTTTGATATTAGTAATGTCTTACTAAGTGAAACGGTACTTCCTTTCTTTTGTCTAACATTAAACAACTTGTTATATGGTTTTAAATTGAAGAAATCATTAAACATTTTATAGAACAACCATATTTGAATGGATTCCTTTTCTTCAGTGGGTGTGTTCATTCTGACCTGTTGGATTTGCATCCAAGGATGTTCCTCTATCTCCTTTAAATTATTAGCAATAACAGCAGCCAAATAGCCTATTGCATTGGCATTATCAATTATTATCTGATGCTTGCCCTCCACTTTTACAGAAATAGTAATAGGCTTCTTAAAACTTACTCCAAACCGATTAACTTCTTTATGGTTATCAGCTATGGCTTTAGCAAACTTAGTGAGTTGTTCTACCCCAACTCCTGTAGCTTTTATTCCATCCAAACACGTGCCACAGGTGTAATCAAAGATAAATAGAAGTAAAAACCAGAACTTATCTATGTCAATTCCCAAGCCTTTCAGCATTTCTTGTATGCTTTCATTGCCTGTATAATCTTCGTATGTGAAGTGACCATATAATCCGTTTTGATTATATCTATTTATAAAGAATGGCAAAGCAGCTGTACCACAAATATATTTTTCACCTGTAGATGGGTCTATGTCTATATCTGGAACATATAATGTAGCTATCTGTTCCATATATTCTAAACGAGGGTCAATGTTTATATAATTTTCTTTTAACTTTTCCATAATGTTTTAGTTTGGAGCAAAATTAAAAAAGAAAATCCCACTCACAATATCTGCAAGTGGGATAATCATAGTTTGTAAGGCTTAGTAGTTGGAATCTCCTGTAAATGTGTCCATGAGCTTGTCCATCTGTTCACCTATGCACTTATCTATCAGTTTGGCATAATGGTTGGTCATTCTGGTATTGGTGTGACCAAGCATCTTAGAAACGACTTCCAGTGAGATATTATTAGCTAAAGTAACGGTGCTGGCGAATGTGTGGCGGGCGGTATAAGTAATATTTAGAAATGCAATAAAAAACAGAATGACGATAATTAAACGTAAAACGTTTATAATTAAGCATTTTGCGAGAATTGCAGAACAGACAGACCTGCAAAAGAAAACAAAATATTGCGACGTTTCAGTTACCAGACTGTTAGCCGCCTGTTTCGGAAACGACGGCAGGTAACCGAATTTTTACCGATAAGAACAAAGCGGATTTGTATTCACTGTTTCTCAATGTTTTGCATGCCAAAGGACGCTTTTCAAAGGAGTATTTTTACAACCTAAAAAAGAGCGTTATGAAAGTGGAAAAATTCAAGGTGCTGCTCTACCTGAAAAAGAGCGAGCCGGACAAGACCGGCAAAGCCCCGATCATGGGACGGATCACCCTCAACCGCACGATGGCGCAGTTCAGCTGCAAGCTCTCCTGCACCCCCGGGCTGTGGAACGCGCGTGAGAGCCGGCTGAACGGCAAGAGCCGGGAAGCGGTGGAGACCAATGAAAAAATAGAAAGACTGCTGCTTGCCGTACACTCGGCCTTCAATTCCCTCATGGAAAGAAAAAGGGATTTCGATGCCGCCGCGGTCAGGGACATGTTCCAGGGCAATGCGGGCATGCAGATGACCCTGCTCAAACTTCTCGACCGGCATAACGGGGAAATGAAGGCCCGTGTCGGTGTGGACCGTGCGCCCACCACACTCTCGACCTACCTCTTCACCTACCGCACGCTTTCCGAATTCATCAAGGCGAAATTCAAGGTTCCGGACCTTGTCTTCGGGCAGCTCAACGAGCAGTTCATCCGCGACTATCAGGATTTCATCCTTCTGGAAAAGGGATATGCCGTGGACACGCTTCGCGGCTACCTGGCCATCTTGAAAAAGATCTGCCGCATCGCCTACAAGGAGGGCCACTCGGAGAAATACCATTTCTGCCACTTCAAGCTGCCCAAGCAGAAGGAGACAACACCGAAAGCACTCAGCCGTGAGAATTTCGAGAAGCTGCGTGATCTGGAGATACCGGAAAAACGCAGGTCACATGTCATCACCCGGGACCTCTTCCTCTTCGCCTGTTACACCGGCACCGCCTATGCCGATGCGGTAAGCATCACCCGGAAGAACCTCTTCCGGGATGACGAGGGCAGCCTCTGGCTGAAATACCAGCGAAAGAAAACCGACTACCTCGGACGTGTCAAGCTGCTTCCGGAAGCCGTCGCGTTGATTGAGAAATACCGGGACGATACCCGCGAGACTCTTTTCCCGCCGCAGGACTACCACACGCTCAGGGCCAATATGAAATCCCTGCGCCTGATGGCAGGGCTGAGCCAGGACCTTGTCTACCACATGGGACGGCATTCTTTCGCCTCGCTGGTCACGCTCGAGGAGGGAGTGCCGATAGAGACCATCTGCAAAATGCTGGGACACTCCAACATAAAGACCACCCAGATATACGCGCGCGTAACCCCGAAGAAGCTGTTCGAGGACATGGACAGGTTCGTCGAGGCAACCCGCGATTTGAAACTTATCCTTTAATCCCTAAACAATCATTATCATGCGCAGTACATTCAAGCTCTTATTCTACATCAACCGTAACAAGGTGAAATCGGACGGCACGACCGCCGTCCTCTGCCGGATCAGCATCGACGGAAAGAAATCGGCAGTCACGACAGGCGTCTATTGCAAACCCGGGGACTGGGACAGCAAGAAGTGTGAAATCAAAACAGCCAGGGAGAACAACCGCCTTGCCGCCTTCCGCAGCCGGTTGGAAGAGGCGTACGGGAACCTGCTGAGGAACCAGGGAGTGGTCACGGCCGAACTGCTCAAGACCACCGTGTCAGGCGCCAATTCCGTACCGGAATACCTCCTGCAGGCCGGAGAGGTGGAACGCGAACGGCTCAGGGTCCGCTCCAAGGAGATCAACTCCACTTCCACCTACCGCCAGTCGAAGACCACCCAGCTCAACCTCAGGCAGTTCATCGAATCCCGCGGGATGAAGGACATCGCCTTTTCGGACATCACCGAGGAGTTCGCCGAATCGTTCAAGGTCTTTCTCAAGAAGGAGCTGGGACACAGGAACGGACACGTGAACCACTGCCTGTGCTGGCTCAACCGGCTCATCTACATCGCCGTGGACCGGGAAATACTAAGAGCCAATCCGATAGAGGACGTGGCATACGAGAGGAAAGAAACACCTAAACTAAGGCATATCAGCCGCAGTGAACTGAAGCGGATGATGGAAACCCCGCTGCCCGACCCGATGATGGAGCTGGCACGCAGGACGTTCATCTTCTCCTCGCTGACCGGTCTGGCCTACGCGGATACGAGGGCTCTCCATCCCCGTCACATCGGAACGACTTCGGAAGGAAGAAGGTATATCCGCATCCGCCGCGCCAAAACGGACGTGGAGGCGTTCATCCCGCTGCATCCCATAGCCGGACAGATACTGGAGCTTTACAACACCACGGATGACGACAGGCCGGTATTCCCGCTGCCGGTCCGCGACGTCCTCTGGTATGAGGTACATGGAATGGGCGTGGCATTAGGCATGAAAGAGAACCTGTCCTACCACATGGCCCGGCATTCGTTCGGGACCCTGACACTGACCGCAGGTATTCCGATAGAGAGCATCGCCAGGATGATGGGCCACACGAACATCGACAGCACGCAGGTCTACGCCCAGGTCACCGACCGGAAGATATCCTCGGACATGAACCGGCTGATGGAAAGAAGAAAGCCCGCGGCCGGCAAGGAAGCCGCAGGCTAAATAAAAACTGCCGCCGGAATCGTAAATGCAATTCCGGCGACAATCCTTAAACTTAAATACGATATTATACCAATGCAGGGTGATAGTTCTCCTCCAGCAGCCTCTCGATGTCCGACTGCCTGTACAGGATCTTCCCGCCAAGCTGGATATAGGGAATCCGTCCTTGGTCCCTGTAATCCTGCAGGCACCTGCGGCTGATCTTCAACATCCCGGAAAGCTCCCTGTCGGTCAGGAACCGTTCCCCGTTGAAGGGAGGACGGTTGTCACGGGCAAGACGTTCCACTTTTTTCTCCATGTCGTCCAGCAGGGCAAAGAACCTGCGGACACGTTCGTTCTCCTTGTCGATAATGCCTTCCATCTCTTCCGCTCTTTAAAGGTTTCCGTTCTTCCTTCTTTCTCTCACCTCCTTCTCCTTGCGTCTGATGCCGACGTAGACCATCAACTTCTCCACATCCCCGGGCTTGTAATAGAACTTGCGCTGGAGGCGGGTGAACGCCAGCCGTCCGGTATCGCGGAGAGTCTGCAGGGTACGCGGCGAGATGTCAAGGCGCAGGCAGACATCCTGGCCGTCCAGTCACTCTCCGGGTTCCTTACAGCGGTTTCTCTCATACAATCTGTCCACACGTGCGGACAGGTTCTCGGCGCGCGCCAGCATCCTCTCAAGGACACCGGCCTCGATGTAGCATATTTCCATATTTTCAACTCGTTTAAATATCAGTGCGAATATAAGGGAAGAAACCATGAGAGGCAAGCACGACCGGCACACTGGCAGGAATAGTCATGGATAGTCGGTTTTTGTCATATGGGAAGGAAAAAGAAAGCCGAAGCAGGTCTGGATCCACTACCCCCTTTGGGTATGTGAAAGGAACGTTGTGGTGAAAGAAAAAACTCCTTTTCACACATGGATGAGGCAATGCCGGAAGTCCGGCAATAAAAAATGTGGCTTCTCTATCCGGGTAAATGCCATGATTACAGACTTCTTCCTGTTCCTATACCATCAGGTCGGTTACCTTCAGGTTAACAACTTATCCAACCTGTGATAGATCCGGATGTGAAAAGATTACTTTGGCTGGCTATTACAATATAATAAGTAGAATCATGTCAAATCTACTGCTGCTATTGTTTGTTGATAATGGCTGGCAGTAGAACAAACTTTCGTTAAACCAATACGTTCATTCTTTATTATCAAGTTTTTAGACTACCTTTGTATTTTATTAACTCATTTACCAAACATTATGGGACTACTCAAACCGAATCAAGTTTTGAACAAAGCATATAGACAGGTTGCGATTGAAACAACAGATTTTGACTTATTCAAAAATGCCCTTCGCACATTGAGAGACAATATTGTGGATGGGCAAAGAGAACACACGCAAAAAGAACATTTACGTAATTTTCTGAGTGAAACGTTCTACAAGCCATACTACATGGCTCCCGAAGAAGATATTGATTTGGCTATCCGATTGGATAAAACTATCAAGTCCAATATAGGGTTATTGATTGAAGTAAAGAGTACCACCAACAAAGGTGAGATGATTTCTAATGACAATCTTAATCGTAAGGCTTTGCAGGAATTATTGCTATACTATCTTAAAGAACGTGTCAATAAGAAGAACAATGATATTAAATATCTCATCGCTACTAATATTCATGAATTCTTTATTTTTGATGCCCATGAGTTTGAACGCAAATTCTATCAGAACAAACAATTACGTCGTGAGTTTCAAGACTTTGTGGATGGACGCAAAACCAGTAACAAAACCGATTTCTTCTATACTGAAATTGCAACAACCTATATTGAGGAGGTGAAAGATAGCCTTGAATACACTTACTTCAACTTACAAGACTATCAACACCTGCTTGATAGAACAGACGGTAGCGCTTCACGCAAACTTATCGAACTTTATAAGATATTCAGCGATACACATCTTTTGAAGCTATCGTTCCAAAATGACAGCAATTCGCTCAACCGTGGATTCTACACTGAGCTGCTACACATTATTGGTATTGAGGAACGCAAAGAGAATAATAAAACCGTGATTGTACGCAAAGCTGTGGAACGGCGTGACGAGGCTTCATTACTAGAGAATACTATTAACCAACTGGATGCAGAAGATTGTTTGCGTCACATAAATGGTAGTTTGTATGGGAATGATTATGAGGAACGGTTATTCAATGTTGCAATGGAATTGTGTATTACTTGGATGAATCGTATCCTTTTCTTGAAACTGTTGGAGGCTCAGATGTTGAAATACCACAATGGAGATGCAATCTATAAATTTCTTTCAATAACTAAGATTCATGACTATGATGATCTCAACACACTCTTTTTCCAAGTGCTTGCACGTGACATGGGCAGCCGCACACACTCCATTATGCGTGATTTTGCTTACGTTCCCTATCTTAACAGTTCTCTTTTCGAGGTGACAGATTTGGAAAGTAAAACAATTAAGATAAACAGCCTTTCACAACGTACGGTACTTCCTGTCTTGGCGAGTAGCGTATTACGAAATAAAAAACGCAATCTACAAGTCAACGCATTACCCACCCTGCAATATTTGTTTGCTTTTCTCGACGCTTATAACTTTGCGAGCGAAGGCAGTGAAGAAGTGCAAGAAGAGGCTAAAACACTCATCAATGCTTCTGTTTTAGGGCTTATATTCGAGAAAATAAATGGTCACAAGGATGGTTCAGTATTCACTCCAGGCTTTATCACTATGTTCATGTGCCGTGAAGCAATCACCAAGACCGTGTTGCAAAAGTTTAATGGTTATTATGGCTGGAATTGTACCACCCGTATAGAACTATACAACCATATTGACAATATAGTCGAAGCTAATGAACTAATTAACAGTTTGCGACTGTGTGATCCAGCTGTTGGTTCGGGTCACTTTCTTGTGTCTGCTCTCAATGAACTGATACTCTTGAAATACGAATTAGGTATTTTGGTAGATGCTACCGGTAAGCGTATCCGCAAAGCGGACTATCAACTTGCCATTGAAAATGACGAGCTGATTGTTACCGATACCGAAGGTAATTTATTTGCTTACAACCCACTCAATGCGGAAAGTCGCCGCATGCAGGAAACTCTTTTCAAGGAGAAGCGTCAAATCATTGAGAACTGTTTATTTGGCGTTGATATTAACCCCAACTCTGTGAAGATTTGCCGCCTACGACTGTGGATTGAATTGTTGAAGAATGCTTACTATACGGCTGAAAGTAATTACACTTATTTAGAAACCTTACCAAATATCGACATTAACATCAAATGTGGAAATTCTTTGCTTCACCGATTCGCTTTGACAGACAGTATTCAGACCGTACTGCGAGAGTCTAGTATCAGCATCAGCCAATATAAGGAGGCTGTAGCTAAATATAAAAATGCCCAAAGTAAAAGCGAAAAGCAGGATTTGGAAACGTTTATAACAGAAATCAAGTCGAAACTGAAAACAGAGATCAACCGCCGGGATGCACGATTGGTTAGATTGAACAAACGCCGCTCTGAGTTGGCAAACTTACAAGCGCCTCAACTGTTTGAACCGACAAAAAAGGAAAAGAAAGCGTCGGACAAGCGCATTGCCGATTTAAAGAAAGAAATTGCGACTTTAGAAAATATATTTGAGGAAATACGCTCCAACAAAATTTATCTTGGTGCATTCGAATGGCGTATAGAGTTTCCAGAAGTACTCGATGCCGAAGGCAACTTCTTGGGATTTGACTGTATCATTGGCAATCCACCTTACATTCAGTTACAATCTATGGGTAAGAGTGCCGATGTATTAGAATGCATGGGTTACATAACTTATGCACGCACTGGTGATATTTACTGCCTCTTCTATGAGTTGGGTATGAACCTGCTTACTCCCAATGGTTTTCTTTGCTATATCACGTCTAATAAATGGATGCGTGCAGGGTATGGTGAAGCCTTGCGAGGTTATTTCGCAAGCAAGACCAATCCTATTATGTTGGTAGATTTTGCAGGTATAAAAATATTCGATGCAATAACGGTAGAAGCAAATATTCTTTTATCTCAAAAAGCAGCAAATATTTTTAACACACAAGCTTGTTTGGTACAAGATTCGAATGGCTTGAATAATTTGAGCGATTTCGTGCAGCAACAAGGCGTGAAGTGTAACTTTGCAGATTCTATCCCATGGGTGATATTGTCTCCCATTGAACAGAGCATCAAGCAGAAGATTGAGTCTGTGGGAATACCCTTGAAGGATTGGAACATCCAAATCAACTATGGGATAAAAACTGGTTTCAATGATGCTTTTATCATTTCTACCGAAAAGCGTGATGAGATACTAGCGAATTGTCAAACAGAAGATGAACGTGTTCGGACGGCTGAACTTATACGACCGATTCTTCGTGGCAGGGATATCAAGAGATATGAATATGAATGGGCGGACTTGTGGATTATAGCCACATTTCCTTCGCGGCATTATGATATAGAAAGTTATCCTGCGGTGAAAAATTATCTTCTGTCAATTGGCATAGAGCGTTTAGAACAAACAGGAGAAACTCATATTGTTAATGGCAAAAAAATAAAAGCCCGAAAGAAAACTAGTAACGAGTGGTTTGAAACACAAGATAGCATCAGTTATTGGGAGGATTTTTCTAAGCCAAAAATTGTATGGAAAATAATCGGAAACCAAATGGCTTTTGCATATGATGCCAACAATTATGTAATGAACAATGCCTGTTATATTATGACAGGCGATCATTTGGATTATCTGTTGGCAGTATTGAATTTTCCAATAACTGAAGTAACCTTCGTGTAATCATACGAGTCTGTGATTTCCTGCGTTTACGCAGTTTGCTATAAGCAAGATAGGCACGGCGTACATCAAGATACTTGTTACGGGGACGTTGTATGTGCAAGGTCTGGCAATGTTTGCACAGATGACGATGAAGCCATACAATACCTTCCCATAAGAGTTTGGTATCAGTAGGAAAACGCAGATGACTTTCATAACAGGTGGCATCGGTCATACAGACATGAAGGTTCTCAAGATAAGGTTTCCAATGCTCGGCAAGAATGAGCTGGAGGGGCTCAACGTCAAGGCGATGCGCTAGTTCCTGACGAATTGCACTAACGATTTTAGGATTGGTTAGTGGATGAAGCGGATCAATCTGAACACCACAAAACAACTGGTAATGAATATTACCGTTTAAATGCTCAATCAGTTGTGCATCGGAAAAGTTGGTATAGGACTTCAAGACCATCAAGGCTATTTTACCTTCGGGAGAAAAATAACTTTTACGACCCAAAGCAGAGGACTTCAAATGCATTTGTCGGGCCAGTTCCGAGAAAGGAAACAGAGCATGGAGGCGACCTAATTCACTCGTTGCAAAACTTTGACGATATTTTTTTAGCATATCGAACTCGGTAAAACCTAAACGAGGTTCGATTTCTGAGATTTTTTGTATCTTTACCATGTGTTTTTATTTTAGATTACCCCCGTTTTGGCCGTCAAACCGTTTTTTGGGGGGAATGCTTAAAGATACAAAAAAGGCAACTAACTCGCAATGAATTAGTTGCCTTAAATTTTATTATTTTAGGAATATCCCTGTTTTAATGATTGGTGTCTGGAACTGGTTGAGGAGTTATACTATAGACATTTACTGAATGTCCCTGTATAGTGTCGATAATATTAAAGAAAAACTTGTTATCTCCCTATATGCCAAAGGAATGAGCGTGTCAGACATAGAAGAGGAGATGCGTGAAATCTATGAGATAGAACTGTCCACATCAGCTATTTCCATCATCACGAACAAAGTCAACCAGGCTGCTCAGGAATGGCAGAACCGCCCTTTGGATCCGGTCTATCTCATCGTTTGGATGATTCTACCTATTTTGACTTTTCAGCCTATTAATTGTTTTGGTAACTTCGTTCATTAGCTTTTGATTGGAAGTTCTAAATGTGTTAAGTTCTTTGATTATATCTGCTTTATTATAGTATAAATTATACCAGCCTAATGTTTCAGCAGCCAATATGCGAAGTTCTTCTTCTTGGCTTTCATTTTTTATAATGTTCAGTAATGGCTCAATAGCTTTAGCAATAGGTTTATTTCGGAACCTACTTATTTCGCTTTGTATCTGTTTGGTAGTACTTTCCGGACTGTCAATAAGTGCAAAATCTCTTTCAAGTCCTTTCTTTTGGCGAGGAAGGTATTCTAACAATTCATTCACATAGGAAGAATCGTAGAAAGACCAATCGGCAGCCTGTTTCTTCAATTCATTCAAAGCCATATCATGGTCGAACGTGTTGATAGCACTAAAAATTCTGAAACGATGGCGGTTTTCATGTCCGCGTAATAAATAGCTTTCTATCCATGCCGGCAACAATTCCGGATTGCAATTCTTTTCAACGTATTCCACCGCATAACGACGGATCAGTTCATAACTGTCGTTCATGGCTGTCTGCAATACATCGGCAACCTCTGTCGGATAGTTCAAAGCTAATAGGCGTAATGCTTCCAACCGCACAACGAAATAGTTCGATTCGTGGTAACTTTTCTTCAGCAACTCAACGAGACCACTATAATTTGCCATTGACAATTGACGGAGCGCCATTGCCTGCATGTCAGCCATAGGGGAATTCAGCTGTTTTTTCCAGAATGTAACATTTCCTTCCTGCGCAACTAAAGCTTGGTTGATGTCCATATCCAGCCCGGCATTATTGGTGAAGTGAAAAGTCGGGTCACCGATCAGATGATTTTCCAAGAAGCAGGTAAAACGAGTGAACTGCCCGATGCGCATACCGGCAGCTAACAAGCCGAGAAATTCATCCGGCCATTTATCTTGAATGGTGTTAACCGTACATCCCATAGTAGCAATGGTCTTACCCTTATTGAATATATAAGAGCCTACAATGTTGTCATCCAAATGGAAAGAACCGTTGAAACAAGCATCGAACAATATAAAACGCGCATTAGGAGTCAAAAGACGAATATCTTCAGTATAGATATCCATATTACGGTTTACAATGGAATCCGATTTTATTTTCTCCTCATCGAAAGCTTCCGCACACCAACTTTCAGGCACCCCATACTGCTTGGCATATTCTTTGATAGCAGCTTCACGCCCATGTTTCTTGGCGTATGAAGGCACTTTGCTTCGCAAGAATATTTTGGCATTCTCAATACTCAAATTAATACCGGAACCATTTTCATAGCCATTGATATACTGCATGGTGGGGCCACCGTGGTGATGGAATAGCATGACATCTAATCCTTCGCGCTGAATCTCGTTCAAGTATAATGGTTTCATCGGATAGCGCATGTTAAAATCATAGAACTTCACTGTATTACCCGATTTGAATATTTGCGGCAATTGCTCACGTAAGGCTATTTGCTCACCGCTCCATGCCAAAGGATCTTCAGAATTGTAACCATGGCCACGGGCCATAGTCAGTTGGTCAAATGCATTTTGCTTTGCTTTTTCGGCAACTGCCTTTTTTAAGTAATCGCGTAGCATCTGATAACGGTTCTCACCTTCTAAATGTAATGGACGGATACGGGCCGAATAAATATCCGGTGAAATATACTGTTTAGAATCAGCACGCAATGTCATATAATGATAGTCAGGTATCAAACTGTCTTGTTTAATATAATCAAATTTTAATCCGAAGTCATCATAATAACGGTCGGAAGGAACGCTTGATTTCTGCCAATTGGCTTTGGGAGACCTTTTGAAAGCCGAAGATAGATGATGTGCATCACGAATCATTGGAATAGGGATGTCACCTATAAATACGCAACCCTCCAAAGGCGTTTTCTCATTCTCATGCAATTTGACAAGTTGCTCACGAATAGGTTCGGGCCTTTTCCAATCATCAATTAGCAAGTAAGTACCTAAACCTTCTTTTTCTATACTGGTACGATAAGCATCAATTTCACTTTTCGCTTCATCATAACTTTTCTGATCGACTACAATTGCAAAAGTAGTCTTTGTTTTTATACTAGGATGTACAACTGTTTGCGCCTGCATATCCTGTAAGCACAAAGCGGTAATTGCCAAAAGGATGTATTTATTCATATTTATAAACTTAATCTTTTGATTGTCTGTTCAAGCTCTGCTTTTAAATCTTCCGGAAGATTGGCTGTTTGTTGCATCTGCTGAATTCAACTTGCAAATGCAACAGAATTCTGATTAATAATTTGTTTAAATTTTTCGTTTGGCGTGAGGTATCCA